TGTAAGATTTAATTCGTTTTGTAATTTTATTTTACCCATACCATAAAACAAACCTAGGTTAATTGTCTTGGCCATGGTCCGTGATATGTGAGCCATGTCTGCAACAATCTGGTGAAAGTCTGCATCCTCTTTGTTAAACTCATCTTTTAATGTATCTGTTCCTGGTAAACCTAACTTCAACGCATAGTGTACAACGATTCTTGGTTCTTGCTGTGAGTAATCAAATGATCCCCATACACAATCATCCTCAGGTATAAATAGTTCTCTCATCTTTTTACCTATGATACCTCTTGAGGGAATCTGTTGTAGGTTAGGGTTGCTCATAGAAAATCTACCAGTAACCGTTCCACCTTGGTCTGATCTAATTTGATTTATGTCTGCATGTATTCTACCTTCGTGTACAAATTCTAATAGTCCTTCAACAAAAGTACCTTTAGCTTTGTCACACTCTCTTGCTTTTACAATCATACGCAGGTAACGATTTTCATGAGTCTTTAAAAAATCTTTTGGTAGCTGAGGTAGACCTGCTTTTGTTTTTTTGTACTTTGTTATTTTTTGATGATCTAATAAATTTTTAATTGAAGATGCTGCCCAAATTTCTACATCAATACCTGTACGTTTTTTAATAATTTTAATTAAATTATCTCTACGTTTTTCTAAAAGTTTTCCAAGTGTCTTAGCTTTTTCGACATCTATTTTAACTCCTTTAAACTTCATGTCAACTAGACAAGGAAATAATTTTGTTTCTAATTCAAATATTTTTCTACAACTTTTTAAATCTTTACTTCCATCTTCGTTATTTTTTGTGTACAATACTTCGTCAAGTTTTTTCTCAAACAAATTCCATAACTTTAAAGTTAAATTTACATCTTGCTCTGCATAATCTTTTACTAGTGAGTATGGTAGCTTGTGCATGTTAGACATAGGATCTTTTATTCCACACTCTGCTAATGATTTTTCTGCAAGATCGTATTTGTATTTTGATTCTTTTAAATAATCTTTACTAATTGCATCCAAAGAATATCTCATTCTTGTTTCATCAATTACAGATGCTGCAATCATAGTATCTAATAATTGTCCTTGTGGCATATGTCCAATAGCAGATCTAATCCAACATACATCGTACATTGCATTATGAAATACCTTACGTATGTCCTTGTTTTTAAACAGTTTTTCGTCCAAATATTCCCATGTATCATTCACATTTAAATTGTCTGTCATGGCATGGGCTATAGGAAAATATAAAGTTTGGTTTTTTGTAGCTATTGCAATGCCTGTAACAAAACCATCTTTTCTTACTGCACCTAATCCTTTTGATTTTAAATTTGGATCGTATGTTTCTAAATCAACTGCAACTGTATCTATATCTGTTAAATCTAAATCAGTTAGTTGTGGGACTGTACACATTATTTATAATCCCTTTCAATAATCATTTCTATAAAATGAATAGCTTTCTCTAAGTCTTGTTTCTTTCCTTTGTCGCTATGTCTCACGATATACTTTATAGCACACCCTTCCGGATAAAGCAATTTGTTCTCTATTACAAATTTACTTGGCTGTATTTTATATTTTTGGTAGTGGGATCCTCCGATCTGCTTGTCGTATGGTTTCATCTGACTCCTAGGGTTAGTTTTTTATTTGATGTCAACGTCCAATAATCATTTATAGCTCTACTGTACGCTGTGTATTTTAATCTTAACTGAGTAAAATAATCTTCTCTCCTTGTTATAGTCTCGTCTACAATTACATTATCAAATGTTAAACCTTTTACTGTGTGTATGTTTCCATACTTAACTCTAATATCTTTATCAAAATCAAAACCTTTTTTTAAAATTTTGTTGATGTAAATTAATCTTTCTTGTGTTGTCTTTGATGGTATTCTTATTAAATCAAACTGTGTGTACTGTGTTGTTTCTGGTTTCAATAAACCTTTGTCAATCAATTGTTGTAATGTGTAATCTTGTTTTATCCATGTATCAAATATTTCTTTGTTAGATTTACCTCTAACAATAACTTTACTACCCATGTAATCCCAAAAATGTTTTATTTGTACAAGACTCATAGGGTGACCTTTTACAAAATCTGGCCATAGTTTATGGCATCTTAATTCTTTCTTAGATACAAATGCTGATTGATCTACATGTGCAAACTCTATGCCTTTTTTAATAAAAAATTCTCTGCAACGATTGTCGCTTGGTGTTCCTCTAAATGTAAATAAAAATGTTTGGTCTGTGTTTTCTATTTTATCTAGTAGTATATCAAGGTGTCCAGATCTTTCTAAGTCTGGTAAATAATAACCTTTACCTTGTATAATTTCTCCATCACGTTTTGCCGGTGTCCATATTCTATGTGACCCATACTTATTCCATACAGGTTCTATTATACTTTTACAAAGAGTGTTAACTGCTAGGCTACATCTCTTACCTTCTTCTAATTCTTTGTATGGGTTTGCTGCTAATTTATGAAAATAATCTGCGTCAGATCCTGAGTATTCAAATAATGTTTGATCTGCATCGCCAACTAAATAATAATGATTTTCTTTTACATTGGTTGCCATTTTATCAATAGCTTTTCTCTGTGGTACGTTACTATCTTGACACTCATCTATGATAAGAGCATCAATGTCTGGAGCTTTTGCTTGTTCTGCAAACTCGTCAATCATATCTGCATAATCACATTTGTTATTATCTTTTTTATAATCTTTGTATATTTTGTATAGATCTTTTATTAACTCTATATTGTAGGGTTTAAATGCATCTCTATTACATTGTTTCCAATACTGATCTAAAGTTTTACCATGTCCTCTTGCCTCTGATATATATCTATAAAATTTATGTTTCTTTTCAATGTCAGATTCTGTATCTAAATTAAAATATTTATCTTGTATGATTAAATTTTTGTGATCATCATAATCAAATTTATCTTTTCTTAATAATCTGTTTCTACAATAGCTGTGTATTGTACAGATTTTATACTTCATAGATTTTTGTGTAAAACCTCTTTCTTTGATCTCTGGTATTTGCAGTATAGCTTCTCTTATTTGATTAGCTGCAACGTTAGTGTGAGATAGTATAACTAATTTATCAGGATGATATTTTGGTAAAAAATCCTTGTACAATCCTACAATAAAACCGTGAGTTTTTCCTGTGCCTGGAGGCCCTGCAATAAATCTAGGCTTCAAAATCTATCTCCCCTACGTTTTCTGTAAACTCTCCCTCTAGAATTATATCTTCGTTATCTATCTCTGGTTGATCTATTTTCCAAGATACCAATGACTTCTCTTTGTATTTACCCCTATTTTTTTTTGCTTTTAATATTCTTTGTATCTTCATAACTAGATCTACTCGTTCATAATTTATTTTTTGACTCTGTAAATAATCTTCAAATCTATCTAAACTAAACTCTAATGTGTTTTTGTTTTTACTAAAATAAGGTAAACCGTATTGCGCTAATTCTTTTTTATCTGTGTATGCTTTAGTTTGTTTTATGTATCCAATAAAATGTTTTTTAAATACTAACTTGTTATCTGCTTCTTCTACATAATCTAATGACTTGCCTCGTGATTCATATTTCTGTCTCATGATAATCTCAAAGTCAGCAGGTTTCATTCTAGGAACCCATACTGATGCTTGTATAATAACTTCATCATAAAACAAATTCTGTTTCATAAGCTGTGGTCCTGTAACTATAATTTCTTTTGGTGTCGGTTTACCTTGTACAACAGCATTTATTTTGACTATGTATCTGTCGTTACCATACTCAGTAATCTCACCTATTGATTCTTCTGCAATTTCTTTTCCATTAGCTAAATTTTTATCGTCTACTCCTACCCAACTAAATAAATCTGAAATTGTTTTATTAGAACAACCTACAATTTCTGCAAGTTTAGGTATACCAAATTTTCTGTTTGCTTTTTTATGTGATGTGCCTTTACCTTTTCTTTTATCACACTCTTCATCTTTTGCTGCAACAGCAATTTTATAAATAAAATTGTCTATATATTCTACACTCCACTCTGTATGTTTTAACAATACACCAGCGATTGCAGTGCAATAATCATCTCTTTGACCAGTGCCTGCATATGTAATACACAAAGCAGCAGCTAATGCTATTTTACCTAAATCTACTTTTAAATTACCAGGATACTCATTTATTCCTTCATACTTAACCCACTCTACTATTTCATTTGTTTTATGATATTTGGTTTCTGGCACTAATGTATATTTATTAGAACCATGTCTTATTTCACAAAGCGTAGCACCGTGACCGTAATCTTTATAATAATTTTCTAATTCTTTTGGTAATGAAAATTTTTTATAATCTAATTTTCCTGACCAAAGATAATGACTTGATGGATTATTTCTTCTTCCAAATATAGCACCACAAGATTTTATGTGGTCATCTACAAATCTTTTTACAACAGGATTATCAATATCAAAATCTATATCTTGATCTAATCTAAGTCCTATCTGTTTGTTTATATGTTCTATTTTCCATTCTTCTTTCGTAATTTTAAAATCTGGGTTGGACCATTTTTCAACGACAGATTGTTTTGTATCGCAGGGTATAATAACCCTATCCATATCTATCCAGTGGTCACAGGTGACCGGTCCATCAATTTTATTCTCTACCATAA